GTTTTGTCTCCGGTCAGGCGTGTTTGCGTGCGACCAGATTCGCTCTATCGCGGAGTGTAATCAACTCAATTAGATCGTTATTCATGTTTATTTACAATGCTTTGAGGTCAAACCAATCGCCATGGAAGGACTGTCTGAACGCGCCTATGCCGAGCGCACGGGCCTGTCGCGCGGGGCCGTGCAGAAGGCCCGCAAGAACGGCCGGTTGGTGCTCTTTGCAGACGGGTCGATCAATGCTGCGGCCTCGGATGCACGCCGGGGCGCGATGACCGATCCAGACCAGCAGATGCGCTCGCGGGGTGGGTTTGGTGCCGCGGCCGAAGCTGCGGGTATTGGTAGCAGTGGCACTTCAGGTCCTGGCGACAGCACGTCCTATCTGAAGGCGCGCACTGCGCTGACGGTTTACCAAGCCCAGGAACGCCAACTGTCGATCCAGCGCAAAAAAGGCGTGCTGGTCGACCGCGCGCGGGCGGAAACCTTGGTGTTTCGTCTTGCGCGCCAGGAGCGCGATACTTGGATCACTTGGCCTACTCGCGTATCCGCCCTGATGGCCGCGCAATTATCCGCAGAGATGGAGAAGGTATCGGGGGTGCCCGTGACAATCGAGACTGCGATCCTGCAAAGGGTGCTGGAAACCCATGTCCGAGAGCAGCTCAACGCCCTGGCAGACCTCAGGGTCTCGCTTGAATGAAACAGATGGAGAAAACGACCACGACCTGACCGAAGGTCTCGACCTCGGCTTTGACGGCGCCGACGACATCCTGCGTGTCTGGCGCCGCGGCATACGGCCCGATCCGGACCTGACGGTGTCGCAATGGGCGGATGCGCATCGCAAACTGTCATCGCGCGCCTCGGCCGAGCCCGGACAGTACCGCACATCTCGGACACCCTATCTGCGCGCGATCATGGATGCGCTCTCGCCCGGGCATCCGGCGCAGCGGATTACGTTTATGAAGGCCGCCCAAGTCGGGGCTACGGAAGCAGGTAATAACTGGATCGGCTTTGTGATCCATCACGCGCCGGGGCCCATGCTAGCCGTGCTGCCCACAGTCGAGATGGCCAAGCGCACATCGCGCGGCCGGATTGATCCGCTGATTGAGGACAGCCCCGCGCTGAAAGAGCGGGTCCAGCCGGCGCGGTCGCGCGATGCAGGCAATTCGATGCTGTCGAAGGAATTCCCGGGCGGCATTCTTGTGCTCACTGGGGCAAACTCGGCAACCGGACTGCGGTCGATGCCAGCACGCTATGTGTTTCTGGACGAGGTGGACGCCTATCCCGCCTCCGCTGATGAGGAAGGCGATCCGGTCACGCTGGCGGAAGCGCGGACAACGACCTTCGCGCACCGGCGTAAAGTATTCATGGTCTCGACCCCGACGATCCGCGGGCTGAGCAGGATTGAGCGGGAATTCGAGGCCAGCGACCAGCGGCGCTATTTCGTGCCCTGCCCGCATTGTGGCGAAATGCAGTGGTTGCAGTTCGAACGCCTGCGCTGGGCAAAAGGCCAGCCGGAAACGGCGGCGTATCATTGCGAGGCCTGCGAGAAGCCCATCGCAGAGCACCACAAGACGCAGATGCTGGAACGAGGGGAATGGCGCGGTACAGCGGTTTCCGACAACCCGCATGCCATTGGCTTCCACCTCTCGGCGCTCTATTCGCCGATCGGTTGGAAAAGCTGGGAGCAGATCGCGCGGGACTGGCTAGCAGCCCAGGGCTCGGACGAGATGCTGCGCGCCGCGCGCAACACGCTGCTGGGCGAGACCTGGGTTGAAAGCGGTGAGGCACCGGAATGGCAACGGCTGGCAGACCGGCGCATCACCTTCCCGGCGCAGATCCCCGCAGGTGGGTTGTTCCTCACCGCCGGAGCCGATGTGCAGAAAGACCGCATCGAGGTCGATGTCTGGGCTTGGGGCCGCGGGCTGGAAAGCTGGCTTGTCGATCACATCGTGATACCGGGCGGGCCAGATGATCCTGCCTGCTGGGACAAGCTGACCGCGCTGCTGGGCCGAACATGGACGCATGAGAACGGTGCGATCATGACGCTGGCGAAGCTGGCAATCGATACCGGATACGAGTCCGCCGCTGTTTATGCCTGGGCGCGCAAGCAGGGCATTGCGCAAGTTGCCCCCGTGAAAGGCTTGGAAGGGTTCAACCGAGCGACGCCAGTATCGGGGCCGACCTTTGTCGATGCCACAGTGAATGGACGGAAACTGAAACGCGGGGCGCGGCTCTGGACGGTGGCCACAGCCACCTTCAAGGCCGAGACCTATCGCTATCTACGCATCGAGCGGCCCAGCAATGAAGACCGTACACTTGGCGTGGCTGATCCTGCTGGCACGATCCATCTCCCCGACTGGGCTGACAGCGAATGGCTCAAACAGCTGGTGGGCGAACAGCTCGTCACTATCCGCAACAATCGCGGCTTTGCCCGGCAGGAATGGCAAAAGCTGCGCGAACGCAACGAGGCGCTGGATACCCGCGTTTATGCGCGGGCTGCCGCGTGGATCCTTGGGGCAGATCGCTTCGACGAGCGGATGTGGCGGCAGTTGGAGAAGCAGGCGGGCGTGGAAACAGCAGCAATCACGCAAACCGCTGAGACCGAGAAATCGACCGAACCACAAGCCGGACGCATCACCACGCCGCGGCGGCGTGGCTGGAAGATCAGCACACCCCGATACATGGAATGACCGGAACTCTCATGACCCTCGATGATCTCAAATCCCGCCACAGCGCGCTGCTGGCCGCGCGTTACAGCGGCACACGGTCAGTCAGCTATGACGGCAAGACCGTGACCTATGGCTCGGACGCAGAGCTTGCTGCAGCGATAGGGGATATCGAACGGCGCATTGCCAAACTTCAACGCGGCGCCGGGCGCATCTTGCGCCCCTATGCCGTGAAGGATCTTTGATGAACTGGCGGGAGCGTTTGGGCGCTTTCATTGGCGGATTTGATGCCGGCCAGCATCACCGCCGCCTGCGCGGGTTCCAGGCAACGCGCGCGCATGTAAACGCGCTGATCGCAGCCTCGGGCCCCGATATCACCGCCCGCGCCCGCTGGCTCGTGCGCAACAACGGCTATGCCGTCAACGCTGTAGAAAGCTGGGCCGCCAATACCGTGGGCGATGGCATCAAGCCGATATCAAAAATCGGAGATGCTGCGCGCAAGGAAGAGCTGCAACGCCTCTGGCTCGCCTGGACCGACGAGGCTGATGCGGAGGGGCTGACCGACTTCTACGGATTGCAGCGCCGCGCTGCCCGTGAGGTGTTTCTGGCCGGCGAGGTGTTCTTCCGCATCCGCATGCGCCGCCCAAGCGACGGGCTGAGCGTGCCTTTGCAGCTGCAGATGCTACCCGCGGAGATGTTGCCGCTGGAACAGACGGGGATCGCGGCCAACGGCAACGCCATCCGGCAGGGCATTGAGTTTGACCGAATTGGACGGCGGGTGGCTTATCACTTTTTCCGCCGCCATCCGGGCGACAGCACCGATCCGGGGTTGGCAGGTGAGATTGTCCGCGTGCCAGCATCTGAGGTCATCCATGTCATTGATCCCGTCGAGGGCGGGCAGCTACGTGGTGTGTCGAAACTGGCGCCAGCCATCGTGAAGCTGTTCCTGCTCGATCAGTATGACGATGCCGAGCTCGACCGCAAAAAGGTCGCAGCAATGTATGCGATGTTTGTAACCTCGCCCGCGCCGGAGAACCCGCTGGCGCTGACCGAGGAGGAGGATGGCCCCGCTGGCGTCGAGATCAGCCCGGGCCAGATTGTCCGGCTCGATCCGGGTGAAGATGTAACCGTGGGCCAGCCCGCTGACAGCGGTGGCACTTATGAGCCATTCCAGTATCGGACCATACTACAGATATCGGCCGCACTTGGCATCCCCTACCCCTACATCGCCAATGACATGGTGAAGGGGAACTTCTCGAACTCGCGCTTGGCGTTGATCGAATTCCGCCGCCGTGTCTCAGCCTGGCAGCATTCCGTTATGGTCTATCAGCTCTGCCGCCCTGTTTATGCGCGATGGATGGATGCGGCCGTGCTCTCCGGTGCTCTCGCCCTGCCCGGCTATGAGGCCAACCGCTCCCGGTTTTTGACCGCTGACTGGCTGCCAACCAAATGGGACTGGGTCGATCCACTCAAAGACGCCAATGCCGAAATCGCCTCGATTGAAGCGGGGCTGAAATCCCGGACGCAGGCCATCGCCGAGCGCGGCTATGACGCCGAACAGGTTGATCGCGAGATCGCGGCCGAACGGGCTCGCGAACGTACGCTGGGCCTCGACTTCCGCCGCCCGGGCTCGCCCGCGCAGGGCGTGCAGGCAGTGCCGGTCAACGACGACGACAGCGAAGATGATGATGGCAGCGATGACACAGCCGATGACGTGACCGCGCGTTCTCGCACTGAAGAGGACCAATCCTGATGCTCCACGCCCGCATTGCCACGCGCGCGTTCAACACGCCGCTACTTGTTGAGCCCTCCAAAGCCATGGCGTTTCTGTCCGGCCTTGGGCCGCGCATCCTTGGGCGGCAGCTGAAACTGCCAGGCAGCGATGTGACCGATGCGCCTGGCACCACCGCCCTGCCCGCCCGGGCTAGCATTCTTGCAGGGAACCTTGCAGAGCGCCTGCGCCAACATGGCGATGCACCCTATCCAGTTGTAGATGG